AACAGAACGTGGTACATTTAAAGCTAATGAATTGGCTAATGTAGGTGCGTTATATAACAAACTAGATGCTTTTCTAAAAGAAGTAGAAGCACAAGCTAAGGCAGCAAAAGAAGGTGCTGAAGCAGCAATGACAGAAACTCCACAGGAGAATGAAGATGGCGCTTAAACATGTAGGCAGAGTTGCCGCCAATAGACGTAAAGTGATTGTAGCATATCGAGTTATTCCAGGTGATCCTGATAACTGCTTGGTTGTACAAACAGAAAATCTTTCGGCAGACGAGCATGACAGTTTGATTAGAGTTGTCGAATCTGCTGCCGGGCAAGAAGCATACGAGTTTGCAGAAGCAATGGCTCGTGCATACTTGCCAGACGGACGCAATATGCTGGCAGGATTTCAACAAACTGGAAAACTTAGAAAAGTTCCAACACAAGCTATTGAAATGACTCCAAATGGTAATACTACTATTGCGCTCAATGAGTTGAATAACACTATTGCAGAACAACAAGGTGTTACAGTAAACGATCTCGCACTTAAAGGACCTGGTGGGAAAACTGCTCCACAGCCAAATAATCAATCAGAGCCAGCTGTTGATCCTACCGCAGTTTATACTAACGAAACTACAGTCTCTACAGACGGAGTGCTTGATGATAATGCACTAGCTGCACAATATAGATCACAAGCTGATGCTTTATACAAAGAAGCAAAAGCATTACGAGCACAAGCTGAAGAATTGGTGCCGACAATCAAGAAGAAAGCGAAGGTGACAGAAAAGAAAACTGAAACCAGTGACAGATAAAAGCAAAGACGAGTATTGGGAGGAAATACTAAATGATATTGACATGGATTTTATTCCATTAGAATATATCAATACTGTTATTGTCGGGTTTATTGATGGGAAAGAATGGGAAATTGATATCAAAAAAACCAAACAAAGTACTGATGATGTTGACTCTATACTAGAAGATTTTTTTCAAGAATATGACGAAACAATAGATAAAGTTGATTTTAGATTAGATACTGAACGTTTGAAGCAAGATATTCAAAAAAGAACAACACGTTTTCTTAAAGTAAACAAATGATAGATAAACTTAATATAAATATCGATTATAACAAAATTATTGATACATATAACAGTTTAAATATAGATAACTTACTACAAAGTAACTTAAAACAAGTTGCCTTGCAATGTAGGAAAGACTGTCCAACAGACACACAGTTGTATGAAAGTTGCGGCAGTCTTTTCTATGACTGGGTAGAATACGATAAAAATCCTAACGGAAAAATGCCAATAAGAAAATATATATATAAGCAAGAAGTTTTTACAGAATTATGCAATATCTATAAAAACACGTATTTTGAAACAGTTGTTGATCAAGTCAGTCAACAATACAATATTACAAGAGGTAGATTTATGCTAATGGAGCATAAGACTTGTTTAACTTATCACACTGATCAATCGCCAAGGATACATATTCCAATCTATACAAACGAAAAATGTATGATGATTATCGACGATCATGTTGTAAGACTTCCAGTTGGTGATGTATATCTTGTAAATACTACATTACAACATACTGCATTGAATGCAAGCAAGGATCCTCGGGTACACTTAGTTTTTTGTATTTCTAATAAATAGTTTCTGCACAGAAGTGATAAATATATAAAACAGTACCTAGGAGACTTTAACATGGCTTTAAAGCTAAGACGCGGAACAGAAGCAAACAGGACAAGTATTACGCCAGCCGAGGGCGAAATAATATATGTTACTGATACCAAAAAACTATATGTCGGTGATGGAACTACGCCAGGAGGTGTACTACAAGGAGGCAGCGGCGGAGGTAGCTTAACTGGTATTACTGACAATGCTACAGTATCAGTATTAACACTTGGTGATGCAACTATAAGCATAGATGCTGATTTAAGTATTACCGGACAAGAAATTGTCGGTGATGGTGATATTAATATTTCTGGAGATATTACAGCAAGCGGTGCAGGTACTGGCATAATAACCGCTAATAGTCTTGTAGGGGATCTCGTTGGTAACGTAACAGGTAATGTAATCGGCGATGTTGCCGGCAACTTAATAGGCAACAGCGAAGGTTATCACACAGGTGATATGACTGGTAGTGTGTTTGCTGACGATTCGGCTATAATAGTCGACAGCGTAAATAGTAGCATACATGTAGAAAGATATAAAAGTGTATCTAACAACTACAATTTTGGAAATGATACCGAAGCTTCGTCATCAAGAATTGTAGTAAACTCAGTTAACAATTTTGGCGCTTTAGAAATTCAAAGAGAAAGTGAATTAGATTTAACTGGAAATACTGCAATAAACTACGGTATGATACGATTTTCAAGAAATGATTCAAATGGTCCATTGGAAACAGGGATAATCGTAGGTAGAGAAAATGCCTTGTTATTTTCATCATCATCAACTGGTGCTTTTGCAGATCCTACTGACTATTTTGCATTTAAGGAAAAAAAGTTTGGTATTGGTACGATTACTCCAGCAGCAACATTAGATGTTGCTGGCGATGTTAAAATTGGTAGTTTTACAACAGCAGAACGTGACGCACTAACTGGTGCAAACGGTATGATGATCTACAATACAACAAATAGTAGATTCCAAATATATGAAGCTGGCAACTGGTTAAACATGCGTGAAGTATCTAGCGGTGGCGGCGGAAGTACTGACAACTATTCACATTGGAATATTACAGCAGACGATAGTACATTAAGAGTTGTTAATGGTCAAGAAACTATTGGTATACTTGGCGGTGCAGGCATTACTACAGCAAGTGATGCAGAAGGCAATATAACTATTACTGGTACAGTTATAGACTTTACTGATTTGGGTGTGACTCCAACTACATTAGCAGGATATGGTATTACTGATGCTATACAAGCAGGATCCGCGTTTGATGTAACAGGTAGTGTATTTGGTGATGATTCGACAATGCTTATTGACGGAGTAGCTGGAAAGATTGTTGGTCCTATTGAAAGCACCAACCCTGTTTTGTCAGGAACAATAGACAGTTCAGACTCAAGTGCAATCACAGTTGTTCCAGCAGTTGTATTTAGTAGTGATGTTAATGTAGAAAACAATCTTATAGTTACAAATAAGATCATTGCCGATACTATCGAAGTTGAAAACATTATCACTAATGCTAGTGGCACACCAGAGATATCAAGTGATACTGATATTATACTTGCTGCCGGAACAAGAGTTGAAGTATCTAGCAGTCCGTTTAAACTAGCAAGTTTTACTACTGTAGAACGTGATGCTTTGAGTGCAGAAAATGGCGATATGATCTACAACACAACTGACAACAAATTCCAAGGATATGAGAACGGTGCTTGGGCTAACTTAATCTAAGGGCTAAAAATATGAGCGAACAGTATTATTCGTTAGGAACGAATACAGCAGAACAATATATCGAAATACACGATCAACTTTGTGAAGCAACCAATGGAATTGCAAATATTCCAGATAGAGAATGTACTTGTACAGACGAAAAGGTTCATAGTCCTACAAGAGGCTCGTTTTCATTAACAGACGAAGAAGCAACTGCACTAAGAGCAGATCCTCGTATAAAGTTTATTAATGTTGATTACTCTAAGTATCCTGATACGTACAAAGCACCACCTGATGAGTTGTATGCAAGTGCTCCAAAAAACTTTAATAGATATAAAAATACAGTTAAAATCTATAAAGAATTTGAAGATTCTAACACTCTACCAGGAACACCTGGAGCAGCAGATATCAATAGAAGCAACTGGGGGACACTAAGAGGTAGTACACTAGTTGATCCATGGGTTGCAGGTAGCGATGCTACAAATGTTGTAAAAACAAGTAAGATACCGCAATGGGGTGATGGCAAGCATGTTGATGTTATTGTAGCAGATGACGGTGCTGGCTGGCTTGGACACCCCGAGTTTAATCGAGACACAGAAGGTGAAAAGCCTAACGGATACACAGGTGGCAATCTGTTACCTGGAAATGGTAGCTGTGATGTATTAGATTTATGTTTAGATGCACCATACTACTTAGATCCTGATTATTTTAATAATATAGATTCAGAATACAACAATGGCGCAGTTAGCAATGTTACAGGCGATGGCAGTGATTTCTTCAAACGTGAAGTTACAACCAACGGTGTAAGAATTATGGGTGCAGGTGGTGTAGGTGGACAAGTTGCAGTTCCAGATGCGTGGCTAGAAAAAGTAGCACGTATGTTTGAATTGTTTACAGATCCAAACGGCGCAGGTATTAATCAAACATTCCAAAGAGCAATGATCCAAACACTAAGTGGTGACGCAGGAACATATCATGTAGGCAAACCAACAATACAAAGAGTAGCAAGAGGTGCTGGTGCAGACTATAGCACAAACTTTTTAACAGATGCTGGCATTATATTTTGGAACCTAACAGACTTGTTTGATAATACTGTTCAAAACGATATGGTGTGGTATTTAAATTCAACTGGTGATGGTTACGGCGATGGCGATCAAGATGCACAAGAAGTTATTGAACACGTATTTCACACAATACATATGCATGGCTTAGATGCACAAACATTAAAGTTGTATCCTTTTTTAAGTTCAGATTGGAACACTGGGCCATTGTATAATGCAATGGTAGAAGCATACGACGGCGGATTCTGGGATTCATCAGGATATGGCGGAAATGCTTGGAAGACTAATGGAGATGCATTTGAAGTGGCTGCAAAAGAATATTTGTATCTACTAAACTTTTGTATGTTTGATTATTCAAGTCTATGGGACGGCGGAAGCCTTAGTCCTGAATGGAGCGATAGTATGCGTACACCAGCAGGCATACAATCTAATAACCCTCTAGGGTATGCACTACACAATTCATATATTGCTCCGGTTATTAGTAAGCCATCACTTGCTACTATTAGAAGCATATTCCAAGATGGCAATACGCCAGACCAAGACGATCCAACACTAGCAGGTGCGTCAGGATATGTTGTTGACGTAAGCAGACTAGAGACACGCTGGGACGGTACAACTGTTCCTGTAGAAAGTGACGCACGTAGTTGGTGGACAAGTACTGCAAATAGAAGTAGTGCATTTAATGCAAAGTTTCCAAGTGCTGGTGTTGTATCGTCTATTACAAGCGGTTATACACGAGCATACTGCAACGGCAGCAATACAGCACAAAGCACTGTAGGAGAGCACTGTACGCCCTGTATGGCGCTTACATACGGCAGATCACAAGGTTGGGCATACAATGCTAACAAATGGACACTAAACTTGTATGGTACAAATGGTGCTGATATCGAACCTGGTTTTGACATGCAGAAAATCTTTCATAACACAAAACCTATAAATCCTGTATACGGCACACAAGATCCTACTGTAAGTTCAAACAGTTGGGGATACCGAGCTGTTAAATCTCCAGGTGGTTCTGAAGCTGCTACACTTTATCATCACTTTAGAGGTGGTGCTGCAACAGCATATACAACAGAAACCGGTATTAGCTGGCTAAGTCATATGGGGTCACAAGGCGATTTAGGACGTTGGAAAGGTGAAATGAAATCTAATTCGTACACCGAAGCACTTGATGAACTTTGCGATTCAGGTGTAATATTTGTATGTGCTGCTGGTAATAGTAATCAAAAACAAACAAACTGGGGACATCCTGACTTTGACAACTACATTGCACAAAATAATACAGACACTTTAGAACAAAGTACATTTCAAGAGTTTGGTATTGATGTTACGGGTACTACTAACAGACGTGGGTTCCCTCAGCAAGGTGGCAAAACAGTAAACGGCGAAACAGGCGAAGTTACATATAAAACAATCAACATTGGTGCATTAGACGACGATCATTCTACCGGTGGTAAAGAACGAAAAGTTGGATACAGTGATAGAGGCAACGGCATAGACTTGTATGCGCCAGCAGACGGTACACTAGCAGCAAATAGAAGCTATGCACCAGAAGGCACATATCCTGCTACGTATGCTGGATTTACTGGTAACAGTGGCACTGGCGCAGGTGTCCCAGAAGATGTTGGATTTAGTGGTACTAGTGCTGCATGTCCTGTTGCGGCGGGATTTATTTCTACTCTAATACAGTTTAATAGAAACTGGACATATGCTGATATTAAAACCTATCTTTCTAATATGCCAGGACAGACAACTGACAACTTCTATTACGGAACAGAATCAACTACAGTAAATGATTCAAACTGGACTGATTATCCTAGTATAGAAACTGATGAAGCACCAAAGATTATATACCAAGATGCAACACAGTTTACTCAAACAGCATTTCCAAAGCGTAAGAGTAGTATGAAATCTGGATTGCGCACTAGCGGAGTACAAATAAACTATATACAAAAATGGGATAGAGGTTGACCTCTATCCTATTAATGGTATTATGTTTTAAATAATGGTATTATGCTTAAAACTAGTTATTTTTTGTTTTTTTAGCGTCTTCTGCTTCAATCGAAGATTTAAGCTCAGCGATGAGTTCTTCTGCCATTTCGACTGTCCTCAGAGCAATCCTATGTGGAGTGTTTGGAAATAGAAACGGAACAAATGCATGGATGAAACCCGTAAGCGGATTAAGTAAACTCCAAGACGAAATTTTGATCGCAAACCACATATGCTGGAAATACCCAGATCGGACTTCATGAAGGTGCTCTGTATTAATCAAATAGCCGTATCGACCTAAATTGCCAAATTTCATATTATACCTCGTGGTGATTAAATGTTTCTTGTACTAAGCTCGCTAGTTTTTTTGCTGCATTCATAGATGTTTTTTCTAAAGCAAATGGAAATATAGCATGTATTGAGCTTGTTACAAACACCGCTACGGACCAGACGACCATGTTTAGACCAATTTTAAAATGTCCAAAGTATCCTGTGTTTGCTTTATTACAATGTGCTGTTAATGTTGTCATGTTCTTCTCCTGTGTAAATATTTATCATTTTATATAACATGTTAAATAGATCTGATTATTATTCAAATCCCCATTTTTTTTCTCGACACCACCAACATGATCCACATTCTCTATTTTCATAAGTAGCAGTAGAATCTACACACGATTTTGTTAACTTATATAAAGATTCTATTAAGTTTTCTTGCTTATAAATCTGTGCTATATCACGCTTGTTTGTGTTTATCCATGGTTTATACAGAATATTTCTATATACAGTTTTGGACAGTCGAGACTTAATATAATCATTTCGATATTGATCCGCGCCGTGTTCTAACCCGTGCAGATTCATTTCTTCATTTGGTGGATTGGCTGTTACTGCATTAACAAATGTTAATATATTAGTTTGTTCTCTGACTTTCTTAAGACCTTTCACTAACTGAAAATGTTTTGATAACCCTTCTATTGACGAAAACGTAAAGTTATTAAATTGATCTTTGGCTTTTTCAAACCAAAAAGTATCATTAGTGTTGAAACTATATATTTCGTGCTTTCCTATGTTAGTATTAGGAAATCTTTTACGCATAAATTTTAAAATATCTTGAGCGCAAAGTATATCTGCAGGATTACATGCGTCATCGCCCGAAAACGGAACAATATAAGTTTTCGGAAAGTGTTTGCAAATTAAATAAAATAATATTGCAGAATCTAATCCGCCTGATAACATTAATATAACTTCCTCAGGTGGCCCATCTGGAAAATCATCTCTTGTAAAAATCATCGTTAATATCCTATTAAAGATGGTATAATAATATTTCTGTCTAACACTTTAATTTTCATCCAGTTAAATCCGTCTGTTAATCCGTCTTCTATAGATAACTCAAATCTAGAATAGTTTTTTATAGACTTTTTAAGTTCGTTAGTATCAAATACCGACCACAACATATTATCTTTGTTTGTAATATAAGAAACTTTATTGCTGCGTATTTTTTTCATTTGTTCTTCTGATACATCTATTGTTTTATGCGTATTACGAAGTATATCAAATATTTTTTGATTTGATGGATCAATATATGTAAAATACACATATGTAGATATAGTACATAGGTTTTCTACATAATAAAGTAGTTCTTCTAAGTTATGATGAGTAAACACACTGTTGGCAAACGCAATATTAAATTCTCCAATATTTGGAAATGCTTCAGTTTTACTACCAGTAGGATTATATATAGAATGATATCTGTTCCAATGAACTACATTTGCAGCAGGATGTTCATTTAAAAGAACATCAAGAGATTCCTTATTTATATCTACACAAGTATAGTTTTTTTCAAGGATTTTGCCGTTGCTATAACTAATTAGATTACCACGGTTCCCTCCAAAGTCTAGTACTTTTTTGTTTCTGTAGTCAGTTACAAACTGATTAAATATATTAAATACATCAAGTTTTTTAAATATCATTTTTTATTCCATAAAATAGCTAACATAATAATTTCTCTATATACCGGAATGCAACAAGCTAAATATCTTTCTATTTTATGAGCTTGTTTCCATTGCCACGGCTGCTCAGTTGGTACAAACTTTTCAGTTACAATAATAGCAAGTATAGTTACAAGTAAATACTGAATTAAAAATAGTTCTATCATGGTAATATATCTACCACTAGATGAATACGGTTAATATTACTAGCATTTAATGCAGTGTGTTTTCCTTTATCTGTATGAGTAAATGTCCATTGATCTTTTGGTAAATGGTATACTTCATCTTCGATAATCATAAGACAACCCTCGTCGGTTTGTATTGGATAATGTAATCTTGGAATTGGATCTATGTGCCAGTTCATACATGTGAAAGGCGTTGACTTTAAAAGTCGTATACGACCAACATTGTATTTTGTTTCTATAGCCTTATAAACATCTTCAAACAACGTATCTTTAAATACATCGCATAACTCCCAATCATATACTGAGCTTGGCTTCATTGGTATACGAACATCACCGTTAGGAGTAAGTCTAACAAAGAAATCTGATTTGCCTTTATCTGCAAAATATCCTGCACCAAAACTAATGTCGTTTGTATATCCTGGAGCGGCATTTAAACATATCTGGTGAGAACTATATATATTAGAAGGTTTAAACCATTGTAAATTTAGATATTCAAGTTCTTGTATTAAGCCGTTAAACTGAGGTAAGTTTACTTTTTCATAATAGATCAATGCCAAATAAATCTCCTTCTTTGCCGTTGATTAACTCCAATACTTCGTCATAACTTTTATCAAAAATTGCTAGTTTAAAAAGTACTCTTTCGTTATATGTTTGTACACTGTGTTCTTCTTGTACATTAAGCAAAGCACCTTCATAATAGACATCAATATCTTCGTTCCAGGATATAGGACTATTCCATGTTATAGGACCGTCGCCATCTAGTATTATATTTAAAGCAGTTATTGTTCCATGATCACGATGAGGAGATAGGTAACTATCTCCGTCTTGTATATAATACCTAGGAACAGCCTTGCAACCAATAATAGAACTAACACGATTTGCTATACTATTTGCTACGTTACAATTAGACATATCGTCTTGTCTAATCACACGAAGATGATCAATGCTTTTTGTTTCGTGCTCGTTGGAAGCAGTAAATACTTTAGCAAGTGACTTGTTTTCATAAAACTCTTTTCTTAGTTTAGATTTTAAATCTTGGTTAACTGGTAAGTTTTTCATATATCTTATACTAGGTTCGGGCTTCTTTATTTCTAAGAGGTTTTCAACTTTTGAATAATAAGATTTTTCTAAAAAATGCCGTGCTTTACGACGAGGCTCAGCACTTGTAAATAATTCAGTAAATGTCATTTTTCTAAGTTCTTCAAATGAATATCCAAGACACTGATAAAACATTAAAAAGAAGGTAGAAACTTTAATATCATCGATAAAATCCTTTGTAAGTACTTTTACGTATTCAACAGCCTCGTCACTATCCCAATCTTTAGTACGCCATTTGTTTTGCTTTTCATTATCTTTATATACTGTATAGCCGAAACGTTCTGGGTTTTTAGAAAGCTCGGACGCTGTGCCAAGCTCTAGTGGACTAAAAGAAAAAGCATCAAAAAGATCTTTGTTCTTAATAACATCTTTAGTCCAAATATCCATTGTTTCTTTACTATCATAGGGCAATCCAGCAATAAAGCTACCGTAGACACTTAGCGATCCATTAAATACTTCTCGAGATTTTCTGATTGTTTCAAAAATTGTTGCGCTAGGACAGCCTTTTCCAATAGTCTTGGCTGACTCATAATTCAACGATTCAACACCAAGAAACCAAGAACACACATTAATTTTTTTAAGTAGTTTTAGTTGCTCTGGCCATTTTGCTACAAGATCAATACGTATAAATGCTGAAAACTGTAGTTGTTCTGGTAGATTAATTTCGTCTATGGCATCTGCAATAGCTTGTAGCTTAACAGTCTGCTCATTAAATGTATCATCAATAATTATATACTTTGTAGTGCCGTATAACTCATAGTTTTGTTTTAATTCGTGTTTGATACATTCTTTATCTCTTAGAAAAGACTGATCGCCTTTTTTCTTTCCTATCAATGGATAAGCACAAAACTTACATTTAAAAATGCATCCTCGGCCAAATTCGATGCCCATAGCTTCTTCCGCACTCCAAAAGTCCTCTAGAATATAGTTTACTTTTGTGTTTCTAAAATCAAATAACGCTCCTTTTTGATCATAATCAAATATATAAGGAGTAGTTCCGAGATCGGCATTATAGTTAAGATCGGCGCTATTTTTTAAGTGATCGGTAATGTTTAATGCAGTATGTTCGCCCATTCCAACTACATAATAATCTATTTCATTTTTAACTTCTTCAGCTCGATGATACGACATACTACCGCCATATACAGTTTTTACACCTTTGGTATATCGAATATAATCAGTCATTTTTCTAATATCTTCGTCTTCAGTCGGCCAGCGCCAAAGAATATTTTTTTTGTTAGTATCTCGTGTATGCCGTTTGGTATATACTTCGTTATTCTTTCTCATAAACAACGAAGAACTAAATCCAACCCATAGTGTGTTATCACCGATTAACTTGTCAAGAACTTGTTTAATCATTCCATTTTTAATCCAATGTGAAAAGTTATTTAATACAAAAACACTATATCCTTCGTTACGTAACGCAGATGCGATTTTATAGCCGCCGATACCTCGTGCTACATTAAATACTGGGTCGCTGCCTTCGGTCATGATTATAACATCATATGTTTTCATATTATCCTTTCCTTGGATTATTAAAGTCTACTGGAGTGCCATTTCTTCCAATGTAGAATAATATTCCGTCTTGTTCTATTACTTGGTCTTGTGTATTAAACCAGTTGTCCCCATATACAGATATATCACCTTTTATTAATAATCTATTTTCTTTGTCTATCTTATAATCACAGTTAAATATATTACCAAGTACAGTAGAGTTAGCAGGCGTAATATCTTTAAGTGCATATACTTCTTCTATGTTATTAAATATATGCATAATAGCATTTACTCCAACTTCGGTCATTCCCCATATACATATTACTCGAGCACCTCGATTGATAAAGCCTTCAATAATATCATACGTGACGGGCTCAGATCCTACTAAAAATGTTTTACCGGTTAAGTCAAGTGTTTTAAATCCCTTTGTTAACATAACACCCTTTGCTTGCTTTGGCGTTAAATGTGTATGAGTATACTTATCTGCTACTTTAATGTATTTATATAGGTTAAATGTATCAAAGTAAACTGTTGCACCAGCTATCAATCCTGGAATAGATTGGGCAAACAATCCTCCGGCACGCTCTAAACTTAAACAAGTGTATATAGAACTATGCACATTAATATCTTGAACTTGGATTGCACATTTGGCATCTGCTACTATTTTACTTGGGGGCTGATATATCTCTTTTGGAACTCCAGATGTACCTGATGTTTTAATAGTTATGCCATTTACAATAATATGTTCTAATTTATCAATCAAAGTAATGAAATCCAAACTCTTGGTCAACGTATTTTAAAACGTGATGACCCATAAACCGTTCAGTAATGGTTTTAAACATTTCATCGTTTTGCCCTTTTACATATCGTTTCAATACATCGGTCTTTTCTATACGTTCAGCAGATGTTTTCTTTGCCCAATCCCAAAACTCGTTTTTGTATATAGAGCCTCCATGATAGATTAAGTTAATTAAATCTTCTACTGCACGATAGTTTAAAATACATAGTTCGTTTGCTCGATGGCCGTTAATTTCGCCTCGCATATAATCAGAAAGTATTTGACAGTTTTTAACAGCCATATACAACGAATTTGCACTCATTGGTTCAAAAAACACCGCACAGTTTCCATTTTTTAATAAACGTTGGTTAACTGTCTTATTACAATAATATGGTTTTAAATCAAATGTACGGAAGTTTTTTGTATCTGCATCTGTTGCATCTGTGATACGAATAAGTTCTTGTTCAGCTTCTTCGCGTGTACAAAAGTTATTGTTATAAAGAAAGCCATGCGATGTTCTGTGCTGTAGGGGAATAACAAACATCCATCCATACTTATGAGCAACATGACGTGTGAACCCAAAATCAGACGGTGTCTGATTATCATATACCAAAGCAGAGTTTAGAACAAGGTTACATTCTTCGTAATCAGTGAAATCTGTTGGTCTGCCTCTACAATCAATAATATAATCAAATATGTGCAGTTTTCCGTTTACGCTTAGTTCGCCGCCCTTTGATTCGTTGGTATAATCAGTAAAGCTCTGCGATACTCTTTCTACGTTACCGTGTAATACAGTATAACTATTATATAAATTTTTTAAGCGTTCCATACCCATCTTAACAAAATCTTTTGCATCAAAATGGATAGCATGATATCCTGATTGAAAAGGAAAAATAATATCATTCTCTCTCCAATCAATGTAATGTGTGCCGTACTTTGTAGTACTTTTAAGTTCATCTGCCTCGGTTGCAAATATAAAGTTAAATGCTTGACCAATAGCAAAGGTTACTTCTGACGTTGTACTCTCACCTACTCCGAGGATAGGCTTACTTGGATCATATACATGGGTAAGCTCTAACTCAATTCCGCGATTTTTAAAATCTTTAAGTAAACAACCTGCAGTTAATACCCCTGCACTTCCAGCACCTAATATAGCAATCTTCATTTAAATCTCCGGGTTTATCTTACAATATTCTTTTATATTTAGTTTCCATATATTTTGATCGTGGTCAAAAACCTTTTGACAACCTAGATGCTCTACTATTTGTTTTTTTGAAAGTATGTGATAAAGTTTGTTTAACTTTAACATTTTGCCGCTATAATCAGTGTTAGTATTAGTTGTTATGTATATCGGTTTATTGCTATACATATTAATTACTATAGGCAAATGATAGCGAAACATCCAACAATTCATATGATTTTTACTTAATCCACCAGGAATTGAATAAAGTTGACATCCTCTAAATAATGCTCGTACGCCATTAAGAAATGGATGTACTCCGCTTATGCCAACTATTTTATTATTGTTAAAAGTAGCAAACCAGTTTCCACCTATACGCAATGTGTTATTAAATTTCATAGACTCTAGACTATTGTTATTATTGTAACCTATCCTATCACATTCGTCAATGAATTCTAATAACTGCAAAGTAGGTTTAGATATAATACTAGTTTCTATCACGAAAACACCATTTCTAAATCCTTGTAAACTGTTGTACTTCCAAACATAGCAGGCAATAGTTCAGGCTGTTTTGTAATCTCAAACGTGTCAAATCTATCTAATAATGCAGTTGTAATAATTTCTAAAAAATGCTTAACAAGAAAATCACCTGTACAATGATGCGGCCCATATGCGAGTGTTACCGGTAACGGTTCGTTATCTCTTTCGAGTCTAAATACTAACGGATCTTTATAATATTTTGGATCTCGATTAGCACCATATGTATATAACAAAATGCGGCCGCCAATATCAAACTTATAACCATGAAAGATTGTTTCATCGACAATATCTCGTATGCCGCCTTTTAATGGTGCTAATCGTAAACTTTCTCTAGCAAATGCAGAAACTAAAGATCTATCTTCTTTTATACGTTTAACAATATCTGGATATTTACAAAAGTTCATTAAAATATTTTGATATAAACTTAATGAAAATGTAGGAATAACCACTGTCCACAAAGATTGAATAAACATATACGCCATTAGTTTAGGATTATCGTTGTATTCTGATTGTTTATCGCTAAGGTTTTTAGTCATATTAATCATAGTATCGCAATCTTTACCATCGTTATGATAATATTCTATTGCTTTGTTGACTATACCAGAGAACATACTATAAAATTTAGTAGTTTCTGCTACAGGTTTGTCGTAATCAAAGTCTGGATTGAAGTTTGAGAATACATTGCCAGGACGCATCCATTCGTGAAACCCATCTTTTACATAATCTTCAGTAACATCCAAAATATCCCATGGAAACTCAATCGATTGAATTTGAGTATCTGTTACTGTTTTGCCTATGACATCGTATGCTTTAAATGGAACGCCCTTTTTAATCGAGTCAAGATCTTTATATAAGTTATCTGTAAAGATTTTTGTAAAATCACCTGCTCGACGTTTGATCCAATCTAAACTGTGTTTTTTAGCAAGGTGATGATGCGGTCCTTCACGAAGTGTCAAAGCATATCCTGCTCTCCAAACGCCGCCCAATGGTGTTGGATCAAAAGGCGCAGGCGAAGTTGTTGCAAGACTAAACTCTTCATTCCGTTTGGATGCTTCTTTAAGTTTATCCATTGAGAAAATAATCCAATGTTTATATACAGGATGCCAAAAGAAGCCGCGCGGCTCGTTTTCAAAACAAAACGTTATATGCTCGTCCATTTTGTATAAAAAATCAGGATTAACAATTTCAAAATCATTTTTCCTCATTATATTTTCCTTTTAGGTATCTTACTATCAGCACTGCTTACACAACTGTCTGTAATACAAGGCATAGGCTTATCAAACAGTTTAAACCCTGTTTCAATGTTTCCTAGAGGAACATCGTGGCAACTGTAACTGCGCTTTACACTGCCATCTGGTTCACGTATAATGATACCTTGATATCCAGCATTGCAACTCCAACCTTTAAACTTGTTAAAGTTGAAAGCATTAAAACGTTCTGCTTGATCCATATACCATGCTTTACCGGCTTTATCTCTAAATTCTACTTGCATATGCCAAGGCACTTTTGCATCAGGCATGTACATCATATCTTTAGGTATATCAAAGTTAGGACTTGGGCGACCATGCCACTTGCGTTTGTTTTCAGTGTATGCACGTTGTGGCATACCATTGTGTAACCGTTTTAGGTCCTCCGGTTTGTATCCATCAACCACCCTACTAGCAGTAGGGTCTGATTGCGGCTTGAGTGTAACGTTGATTCCTTGCTCGTGGAAGAATAGGGCGTTTTCCCAATCTCGTTCAAACCAGTCTGGAACCATAACCATATTGATTGTAACTTGAACATCGTGCTCCTGACAGAAGATTAGTTTGTCTGCAAAGTCTTGCATCTTCTCAACTGTATTTAAATGTTCTGTATGCAAACTTGCTGTAATGCTGGCACGGTGGAATGGCTTAACTGCTTCTACATACTTTTCAAACCAAGCCATGTTTCGACTACAGTTAGATGTCATATGTACACTGGTATAGTTGGTGTTGTCTACGTCATCAGCCAGATGCTGTAGAATATCCAAGTAGCCAGGATGGAAAGTAGGCTCCCCGCCACTAAGACTAAAATGATAACTATTAAATCCGTTTTCACGTGCCTGCCTCTTTATCTCATCTATGGTCCGTAAGCATAGTTCTGTAGGACGGTGGTCTTTACGGTCACTGCGGGCATAAGGCCAACAGTAAGAGCATTTGTAGTTGCAGAATCTTCCAAGGAGCCAACTAACAGTAAATATATCACGATACAGCAGGGTACGCTGACCAACACTAACAATGTCGTCAAAAGGTATTTTTGTAAAGTCATAGTTGGACCATTTTAAATCTTCATTCATACTGTAATAATAACATTTCTATAGTAAAGGTCAACCTTATAAATGTATATCTCCTATTAGATTTTTACATTTAAACACACATAGCTCGTGTGTTTGTAACTGGTTATTAATATGTTCAAACCAATCTCCATTAATTATATCTTCAAGTGAATGATAACGAACGTTGTGCGTTTTTGGATCTAAATTAGGAGCTGTTTTCCAAAGTTTATCTAGTTCTCTAGGACTTCCCATCCAACAACATGGAGTTACATATCCTTTAGCACTGATATAAATATTACCATCTATGCCATTATGAAACTTAGTTATTCTAGAGTTTAACTTTGCTGGGCAGCGTACACATTCAAGTTGAGGAGAAGTTTTTTTAAATTCCGTTACTGGAATACCGTCTATTGTATTTGGACTTACGCTATTATACCATTCTGGAGTTTGTACTTCTTGTTTTTTAACTTTTTCAGGTTGTTTCTTTTTAGTATCATTATTGGGTAAATCAAGTACATCTGCACGACCGGATTGTACTATTTTAAAATTATAAAAGCCTTCTTCGATTGACATTTTTTTTGCATCTTCTATTTGATGTTTGTTATGATCAAACACAATAAATTGCCATTCGGCATAGCCGCCTGCATTAATATAAGCACGCCAGTTACGCTGTAGTTTTTTCCAATCAACATGAACTCGATAAATGTGATTAGTATCTTCTAGACCGTCAACTCCAAATACAACTACAATATTTTTAGTTTCTTTTGATAGTTTTCCTAGATTTGTCCAAAACTCTTCGTCTCTAGTTCCGCCATTTGTTGAAATAGCAACTTTACATTTGATATTTGTTGCAATATATTTTGAAATTTCTAACATTTGAGGATTTACAGTTGGTTCGTCGACATTTCCGCACATATGTACAAATTGAAGATTGTCCCATTTATGATTTTTTAACATTTTTTTAATATCTTTTAGAGTAAACCATGCATCATTTAATCCAAGATCTTTTATTTTTCCATTTTTCCAATCAACATACTGCTCATAACGATCGCACTGAGGACATGCTGCATTACAATAGTTTGTTAATTCTATTTGTATTCTACCTATTTGACTTGTTTCAAACCATTTGTTCATCTGTATAATCTTTCTTAAACGTATCCATTGCCCACGTTCGTTCAATACAAGGAAAACACTGATCCCCACAATGTATATATTCTTCAACTGTGTCAAAAATTTTATCGTCTGCACAACTGATTGTGAGAGGAAATAATGTTTGATGTATTTCCTCTCTACAATACATACCTATTATAGCTTTCTTATTTTGATCATTCCACGGACTACAATGTAATATTTTATGTTTTGGTGCAAGTGTTGTGATTGTATCATGTGATGGAGGGTTATCTCTACTTTTATCTCTTCCGTTTATATGTTTTTTAGCACGTTGAAGTTCTATATTATATTTTGTTTGAATTTCTTTTGATTCGACCCATTTAATAACATCTTCTGCTGGAGCATTTATAGTCATTCCAGTATAAATGATATCAATATTATATTTTTCAACAGTATCGTCTACACCTTTATCAAGTGCATCAACATAATTAGATTGTGATCCGTGTACTACAATGTGCTTTGCTGGTGATTTATTTGTTAGTTCTTCAACTTTGTCAATAATACGTTTTGCAACATCGGCATACAATGGCTTTTTTTCTGTTACTAATGTTATTGGATATATATTAGAGTCCTGATAGTTTTTGCATACCAAGTAGTATAGTAAACTACTTTCGGCACCACCTGACAACTCAACTGCAATATTTTTAAGTTTTTTATTAATGTACAAATTCTACATCCACTATTTTATCATAAGAATCATTAGTATTGTATAAAACATTATCTACAAAGACATTATGTCTAGAATACTCCCAAATAGGATTACCAATGCCTAACATTAATCCTCTATTCCAACTTGGTATTGGAATATTATACTGTTCATTTAATGCAGTATACAACTCTTCCCAGGCTGCACATGCACAGAATCCAGTTTTATATCCTAGCATAGCAGCAGAATGAGCAGCTACACCCGAAGAAAGGCCTATACTTATATGAAAGTTTTTTTCAAAATCATCATTGTACGGATCATCTATTTTGCTTTCGTCTGCTGGCATAAAAATCATTAACATTGGTGCAAGAACTTGACCATTACGATGGATAGGTTGATCGAAGTGAGGATTGGTACGATCAACTGCTAAAGAATAACATAATCGGTTAAAATCTTTATTTGTACTTACTAATAGGCTATAATATTGTCGATTTTGTTTTGATGGCATAGTAGTAGCTGATTGAATTATACTATTATAATCAGCTATACTTACAGGATTATCATAATCCCAGTTGCGCTGACATCTTTCAGCTATAAAACTTGCTTTTTCTACATTCATTTCTGTATACACTGGTCCATTAACTAGCTGAGTTGTTAATTCATAATAAAGGTATTTAATATGATTGATTACTTGAAGTGATTCTGAGTTTGCATGTATGTCGCCACCGCATAGCTCTATTATTTGATCTTTTAACATAGTATAACATGCAACCTCAACGTCAGTTGATTGCAGTTGTAATGTATTATTTCTATAAAACTCTTCTACTATAAACTGTATATGTTCCTTATTGTTAAATTTTAATCCATTAATAAATGCATTGATTACATTACGTAAATCTCTATTACATTTACGTAGGGTATCTGTTCTATTAGGATGTGTATTTTTAATCCACAAAAGTATGTTTGATATTATATTTTCTTTATTTTCTAAGACTATATCAGCGGCGGTGTAATACATTTTTGTTTTCCTTATCTATATTTTTTAACATACGTATTATAGATAAATCTTTATTTTCTTCTTTGACCTCTTCTTGCAGAATTGGTTCTAAGTTCTTTGTGTTTTTATAAAAAATATCTAACGCTGTATTAGTATTTAATCCTTTCGGCGAACACAATCCGCAGCCACAATAGCTTTTAGGACATTTAATAAAAGGAATCTTACCTTCACTTAAAGTTTTTTCAAGGTTGTTATTGATCAAATCAAAGCGGCTTGCTTTACCAATCGGCCCAACTTGACCATCCATATTAACTTGACAAGTCTGATGATGCCATACTCCGTCAAGTTCACTGTTTATAAAAAGAAAATCCCAGTTAATCATACAGTTCCAACCTTTAAAGTTGTTAGTAGGAACAAAGGATCCTACTGTCCATTTATCATCTATACACAAATCAAGTTTTCTTCCGGCACAACATGGGCGACCAATGTTTTGTGCCATTTCGCAACTCTTGGCTTTTTTATTTACTGTTTCTTTTTTACCTCTACTCCAATAGTCTTTGAACCATTGATGTTGTTCTTCTGTATAAATGTGTGCAGATCCATCTTCAACATCTTTAGGATTTCCACTATCACCGATAATTCTAGGAGTATAACGTACACCAAGTTCATCTAGCCAATCTGCAACAGCGATGCATTCGTCAAAATAATCTTTGTGGAACATCAAGTTTATTCTAAAGTTATAATCAGCTTCTTTCATTGCAATAATATTATTACGAACTAGTTTTTCTTCGAGTTTACTTTGCTCGGCATGCCAACTTAATGTACAACTGTCGATGTTATCAATGATCTGTTGACATTTTTTAGGAGTATAACATCCATTGGTTGTAATGTTGGTCTTTACTTTAGGATATGCCTCGTTACAATATTCGATAAATTCAAAAAAATCCGGGTTGATAGTTGGTTCGCCACCTGTAAATGCTAACGTTGTTTTTTTAGGTACTGCACGATATTTGTCATATAGTTCACTATACTTAACAACACCATCTAATGTATGTTTAAGAGTTTCGAGTGTAGTATTAGGTGAAGTTTTATTACTATGATGGGGACCACAATAAGTACAAGCATATGTACACCGTCTTCCTAAATCCCATACTACATCAAAACTATCATTATCTACTTGATTAATTGCGCTGAACATCTATTGATCCAAATCCTATTATTGCACGTTTATATTCTACCGAAGTTTCGGGTAAGTTATTATTACTTAAAAACCAACTGCTACTATGCCAACGTTTTGCATCAAATAACATTGCTGTTCCTATTTTCCATTCATATACACTATGAACTTTTAAATCTGCATACTCTTTAGCATATGCTGTATCAGCAGGATTATAACGTTGTACTTCTTTATCGTATTCCCATTTATCTCTATATACAAATACTTCGTTATTATCACGATATCGCATTTCGCCTTTTGTATAGATTAACTTTCGAGGAATAGCAGAAACTCTATTATAGTTTACTGTATACGGTTGTTTGCATTTCCATTCAAGTGGAATAATCAAACCCACAACTACATGACATTCTATTTTTTCATCCCAAGGCACTGTATCAAAATCGGTATGCAACCCTGCAGGTTCGCCACTATGAAAGTAATCAAAATGCCAATCATTAAAATTTCCTGTAAGATTATTTGCAAAATCACGTAAGTTATTTTTAATATCTTTAGGAACCGCACAAAAATAATTAAAGTTTTTTGTACCAGTTAGTTTTATATCTGATGTACTAAACATCTTATTTGCTAACTCTTTATGAAAATTTATATCTAAATCAATGTTGTGTGTACCAAAATTATACATATTACTTCCTTATTATAAACGAGCCTTTGCATTTATCAACTATTTTATGATCACATATTACTTTTTCAATTATTGGGCCATATTTTTTATGGGTTAAGTTTCTTCCTATAATAATACCATTGTCCTTTAAAAACGAAAATGCTTTATTATAAGAGCTTTTCCAATCTATACTACTACTTACCAGTCCCATACTTATAATATCATATTTTTGAGAGGTTTCAAAATTTTCAAAATATACCTCATGTGTTTCTGCATAAGGACAGTGTGATTTAAACATATCAACGGTTATAACTTCTTTTAAGTTTCCGGGATCAAAATATCCTTTTTCCCAGTCAACTTGTAATCTTACATTTTCTTGCTCCCACGGATCAACTGCTACATATTTCCATGTAGGATAGCTATCATAAAGATAGGAAAATAATCTTCCATTTGCCGATCCAACTTCTAAAATATTTCCAACAGGTGATGTCATTTGTTTTTTTACAAACTCCATTTCCTGCAAACTAATCCATCCTTCAGTTATCATGTCTTTAATTTCCAACTTAATGAATCTTCGTCATAATACCTATCGCTTTCTGGTATATTTTTCCAACGTGTTCCGTCTATAACAAAACTTCCCTTTTTAGCATCTAATATGATATATTTTCTTATAGTATGTGCAATAGAATATGTTACACCAGGATGACCGTCTGGTCTATTAATTGCACCGGTACGATCGTATATATTTCTTCCAATAATAACTCCGCCAGGTTTTAACAGTTTAAATGCTTTTATATAAACTTTGGGCCAATGTATGTTAGGATTATTCATACCCATACTAATAACATCAAACTTCCTATCAGTTTTAAAATTTTCAAAATCACAAGCATGATGCTCGGCAAAAGGTATATTATTCTGCAACATTTCATTAGTCACACGCGGTCCACGATTTCCTTCATCCCAATATCGTTTATTATAATCAAGTTGTATAAATACTTCTCTTTTGTGCAACGGGTCGACACTTACATAGTTCCATTGTCTATGTCGACTATGTAAAAAATCAAACAATCTTCCTATTGCACTGCCTGTTTCGAGTATATCACCTGTATCAGATTTCATCCATTTACTTACTAAACCGCATTCTTCTCTTGATACCCATCCATCTAATAAGGGTGCTTCGTTGCTTATCATACAATTCTGCCAAACCCATAATATCTTTCTAAACAAAAGAAACAATATTTACAATGAACTAGATCATCATGAGAGAATCTAGGAAAATCTTCACAACTAAATGTTAGTGGATATAGGTCTTCAAATACACCATATTGATGATATAAATCTCTTACAGCTCTTTTATCTGACTGCATAAACGGTCTTACTCCTATAAAATTTGGACCAGTAAATCCGCCAGCTTTATCTACCGCTTTGCCGCGCATAATTATTTTACCATACTCTGGATGAGCAGTATCTCGCGTTTTATCTCTTTTAATATCTATGGAATAGTTTACTCTTTCTAAATCTAACTCAAACTTATGATTATTGTCCACAAAGAATTGTTTAAATTCATCTACAGGCGGATTTAAAGTTAGCCCAGAATAACTAACTTCAATGTTGTATTTACTTACTGCATCGTTAGTTAATATTTTAATACCATTTTCGTATTCATGTCCAACAGTTGGACTGTCATACTTATCATAGTTAAGTACAATACGCTCAGTAGGATATTTGCCTGTCATTTCGCCAACTTTTTCGATTATATTATTAGCACCATGACTGTACCACCATTTTAATTTTGTATCTAGTGTAAGTGTATAAATTTCAACATCCGGCATGTCTTTGTAGTAATCACACACTGCATAATAAACAATAGCACTGTCTGCTCCACCACTTAACTTTACTGCAACTCTTTTTACACCTGGCTCAAAATGTAGTTCCATTACGATCTCTCTTCTCTTTCAATTTTGTTCAACCCTTTATCAGTTCCACGTTCATCAAATATACCTTCAATTAAAAAACGTAACGGTGTACGTACACCAAACTGATGAGTTCCATCATCATCATCTATCCATCCAACATGTATACTATCTGATTCTTTTAAACTAAAATCTTTACATACTTTGCTATATAAATCTCCGTAATTTGCCCACCAATAATCAGGACCAAAGTGTTTCATTGCTTCTACACCTATCCACATATCGCTAACATTTGCATAAGCAAAATCATTCATAATACTTATCGGGCCAGTAGTTTTCTCTTTAGTATATCTGATACCTATACGCTGACTGCCCATGCCTAGTGCTTTTGATAAACTTACACTAACACTTTTTACAGCCGGGTGTGTAACATCAAAATCAAAGTTTCTGCATTGTCCAAACCAAGCACCATCTATATGCACTGGTATACTATGCTCGTCACAATAGTCTAGTAGCAAATCAAAGTTCTCATGGTAACCTGTAGTAATGCAACTTGGATAGCTTACAATAAATACATCGCCTGGTTTTAGGTCTTTATAATGTGTAATCTGTTTAACAGTAAAGTCTGTTAGTCTTCGATGATACTTGTATTCGCCTTTGTATGTAGCTATGTTAGCACCGTACAGCTGGTGTAATTCATCTAATTGATGTGTAGTGCCAAGTATAGCGTCTCTGCGTTTAAAGTTTTCTAATCCTGTGTATTTTACGTGTTTATGTGCATGTATCCAAGCGTCTACTTCTTTAAGAAAAACTTCTGTATAAGCGTGTGGATCTTTTGGATAATCGTTCATACTTAGATTCTGTCTAAACTTTGTAAACTTACTAAGGTACATAGGACGTTGTCGTCTTGTTCCTAGCATATCAAATGTTATATCGTTATATTCCATCTATTCTCTCTTTGATATATTTAAATATTTTTATATTTGAATCAATCCCTAGATGATCAAAATCTCTTGCATCATCAATATAAAAATGATTATCATCCTGTTCAAATACTGAAAAATCTACAAAAGATATATTATGTTTAGCAAGCAACCAATATGTCTGGCATTGTGATGTTTCGCTATATTGTTGTAAACTTTCCATAGTTTCTGTTGCTTGTTTTAAATCAGTTTGCAATCTAGTTGTTCCATAAAACAGCCTAAGTTTATTAGGCCATTGTAATATAACTATCTTTGGTAGTCTGTATCCACTATTTAATAGTTGTAATAAATTATCTTTTATAAGATTGCACGATCCTCCTGAAACTCCAAGGTTTAATACTGGTATATTATAATGAGATTCTAGTAAGTCGGTATACCTATGTTCTTTGTGCAGAGAATGTCCAAACGTATGACTACAACCTAATGCTAATATATAATCAGTATCAGGTGGCAAAACATGATTGCATCTATATCCAAATTTATTTATAGTATAATCTATAGGATTTTTAAAATAAAATCCGTCCTTATAAGTTTTTATCTTTTTTTTATTATGATAAAATAACTTTTCTTCATTAGCATCTTGAAATAGAAGAGATTTATTACAAAAATCTGAAGTGCTTACTGTAAGAAAGGGATCTATATCCATTTTTCAACTACCGCATCTAACTTACAAGGACATGCACGATAATCACATATTATTGGATCATCGGGCAATGTATACTTGCCTGTTTTAATATTACCTAAACTTCCGCCGACACCTTTAGTACAGCGTTTGATATTTCCATCAGGTTCTACCATTAGACGTCTAATACCTGCTGTACAAGACCATCCTGTAAACTTATGTAAGTTTTGATCTAATACTTTCATAAACTTTATTGGTGTTCCGTCATAATGTAAGGTTTGTGGTATTTTCCAATCAATACCAAATGGTTTCATTTTATTACAACTATTATTTTGTATCCAGTCTCTTTGTTCTTCGGTATATTCAAAATAACTAGTTCCGTCAATACTGGTTCTAGTAAACTTTGGGGTTATTTCAACATTAAGCTCTGATAGTCTTTCGTATAAAATTTTAGCTCTCTCATAGTTGTCAGGTACAATCATTAAAGGAATACTTACACTTGCTTTATGCTGCATTATTTTAGCAACTTCAACAAAATGATCATCGTCTGCTTCTTCTGCATGCCAGCTTAGAAATACAAACGACCTTTGTGCTTTAAAAGATTTCCAATAACGAAGTGTCCGGCTTGCATTTGTAGCATATTCAACAAACACATCTTCGTCACTGATAGTATCAACAAACTCTTGAAACTTAGGCCAAACAGTAGGTTCGCCGCCTAATATTTCTACATAAACATATTTGTTTCTTTTTTTAACTTCTTGTATTAAATCAAGATATGGTTGCCAGTTTACGGGCCAACGATGGCTTCCGTCTCTATGATAATCATTACAATAACTACAACTAAAGTTACATACATTATGAACAAATAAAGTTAATATACAACAATCAAGGTTTTCATTAGTTATTCTCATCAAACAAATCCTTGTATTGTGGAACTATATCTAAAATATTTTGATTACGTATTTTATCAAGCCGGTTGGTTGTATCGATAAATGTTGGAAGATGTTCATTATAATCTTCGCTGTGCATAAAGCGTTCAACTTTATTTAATATGTCAACAAAGTTATTTTTTATTTTTTCATTGTACGATGTACTATCAATCCATTGTTTGTGTTCAAAAAATGTATCACTTACTTTATCCTTTAAATACTGAGGCAATATTTTAACATTATAATATTTTGGAGCATGACACATGTGATATGTTATAATAGGTTTAGCAGTAGTAACTGGATTAAACTTTTCTAATCCACTTTCTTCTAACTTCCAACGCATAAAATCTGGCAAATGAAAAAGATTTAATGGAGTTACTGTATAAGTAAACCAACCTTTTAAGTTTATATTTTTATTTTTTTCTAATAGCTCCATATTTTTATATACTTTGTTCCAGTTTGCAGGAGCTCGTTGATAATTAAACACATCGCCAAATCCATCAATACTAGCACCTATACGTATTTGTTTAAACTGTTCCCACAACTTAATAATACTAGGTGTGACATTTGTTAAGTTGCTGTTATACTCAATTTCAATATTACTGCTGTTTCCATTTGCTACCAGTCTTTCAAGTAATTCTAGATGTTCATCAATGATTAATGGCTCGCCGCCAACAATGTACATACGTTTTGTATTACCTGTGTGTTTTTCAAACTGATTCCAAAACCAGTTGCTTTGTTTAAACCAGTTATAACTATCTGTTTCCCATCTACCTTTGGAGTTTTTTTCTAACACAACAGTACCATGAGTGTCGTTAAACTCTGGTTTGCCTTTTAACTTTACATAATCATTAAACCATGTATGACTTTCTGTTGGCCCGCACATTCTGCATTTTAGATTGCAGAAGTTTCCATAACGAATATCAAAAAACTCTATTGGTTGAGCATTAGTATCAATACTGCCATCGTCATTTGTAACAGCTCTAGCTGCTTCTACACCAAAATCTCCGCTGTATTCTCCCCATTCTAATACTTCGTGTTCTCTTCGACTTTTAATACCGTTTATTTCTTCTTGTCGGCAACGTTCACACTCAGGGTGCCATTCATCATTGAGCATCTTTAATCTAACTTCATTTAATAGTTCTGCGTTCCTTGCATCGTCTATTTCATGTTTGCCTATATTATAGGGTGTTCCGTCGGCTTTCCTAACTATACCTCTATTCTTAGTATAGCTATTGGTGTTACAACATATGCGTATATCGCCATTGTTTCTAATATTGATACTATTCCACGGCATAGGACAAAAAGTTTTACTCATCTTTAGGTTCTGTATCCTTTAATAAATCGTAAAGCTCTGGAATATAATCTTCAATACTATGGTTACGTATCTTATCCAATCTACGAGTTGCTTCCCAAAACTGCGGAAGTGCATCGCTAAAATCTTTAGCATACATATAACTGCTGTACTGATCTAATAGTTTTATTACTTCTTTTTTAGAAGCTTCTTTTCTATGATCTGGCCAATTTGTGTCATCGATTAACTTTGTAAGACGTGGTTTATATTCTTCATACTTGGCATGAACTGCATCTTTTGCAAACTTGGGCAACATACGCATATTTAGAAAACGTGGACCGTGTAACGGATGCGGAGTTATTACTGGTCTCCAATTATCATCGTTTACTTTTGGCATTTTGTTTAAAATAATCCATTCCATAAATTCAGGAAAATGTAATGCATTAAAAACATTGATAGTAGCAGCAATCCATACTTTATAGTTGCCTTCGGCTGTTGCAAACTTTTGTAGGTTTTCGTGTATTTTATCAAAATGACTCGGGTATCGCATGTAATGATTTATTTCTCCAATACCGTCAATACTAGCACCAATATTGATGCGTTTAAAATGTTTCCAAACATCCCATGCACGTTGCGGAACATTTGTAAGATTGGTATTATACTCTACAATAATTTTATGAGCATGTCCTTCGTCTACACACTTTTGTAAAAATTCATAATGTCTGTCAATCATTAGTGGTTCGCCACCAACAATATAAAGTTTTTTTATTTCACTAATATTAGCGTCCATTTGTTCCCAGTAATGGTCGCTTTGATGCCAATCGTACACATTTACATCTGGTTCAAACTTGCCTTTAGTATTTTTAACAAGGTTAACAGGGCCATGACTATCTTTATATTTAGGTCCCCAAAGTTTAACTTGGTCTTCATACCACATACTACTATCAGTTGGGCCGCACATACGACAACGTAAGTTACAAAGATTACCAAATCTTACATCATAAAAACTACAGTCGATTTTATCTACATCGATAGTGCCATCTTCTTGTGTATGAGATAATAACTCATCCCATTTATAATCTCCAGTATTAATCCAAATTTCATTTTCATAACTTTGGCGACTACGCATGCCTGCTTCGGATTCTGTTTGACAACGAACACACTCAGGATGCCACTTATCTTTCATCATATATTGACGTATTTCTTTGCTTAACTTACTGTTTCGTGTATCTTTAAGATTAGCAGTACGAGCATTATAAGGTCGGCCTGTATCGTCTTTGAGTGTGCCGCCTGTTGGTCCATGTTGTGCTTGACAACATACACGAATATCGCCATTAGCACGGAGACTTTGACTCATCCATGGAATCGGGCACAACGTATTACTGTTACAGGTCATTAATGTTCTCCATTATATATGTATTTAACTATTTGGTTATAATATTAAAACTGATCTGGTGTTATTAAATGTTCCAACTTGTTCCAAAGATCGCTATTTTTATCCATCCAATGTTCTTTTCTAATCTTGTTTAACTGAGCATCATTTCTTAAAAACAATCCAAAGTTGCCAGGCTGTTTAATCTCGTGTACAAGCTGCGCAAATATTTTACGGTATAACACAGTATAGTTTTTTTCAATGCTTTGTAAATATTCTAAAATCCAAGGTTTTACATCTTCGTGCAAGTTACGTGGTTGCATCCACTCTGGTCCGTCAATAACTACACACTCATGATACAACTCTTGCTCGATACAAAAATCTAATATCTCGTGTATCTTGTTTACATTGTATATACTAAATGCACTATGCACATTTATGTGCTTGAAATGTTGTTTGTACCAAATAAGATTATTATAAACTGTGTCCCATTTACTGTCTTTACGAAGAAACTCATTGAGCTCTCCATAACTATCAATACTCAAATCAATATGTACTTTTTTACATTGTTGTAATAGTTTGACTAGTTGTTCATTTGGTAGTATACTCACGTTTGTTACTAATAATATACTTAACTGACTAAGATTGCATTTGTTGAGTACTTTGATCAACTTATCTTGTTCCATCATTGGCTCGCCGCCAAGTACTTTTATAAATCTCAAGTCAGATAAATCATAATGATTGACAATAGTATTATCTGTGATGATGCCTTTTGGTATTTTTCGACCAAGTTTTCTAGCATCACTGTACCAATGTGTACTAAGTTCAGGCATACACATTCTACATTTATTATTACACACATTACTTAGAGCCAAATCAATGTTTGTAAGTTTTTTTATCTTTCCTCTGCCCTCTTCATCAGTAGGTAATCCAAAATCTCCTATAAGCCTGCTGTGTATATCGGTGCGCATACTTCTAGCACTGCTTTTTTCATCATCATAACACTTTTTACAGCCGTGAACATACTCATCTCTAGACATTTTTTGTCTAAGATAGTTCATATATTCATGATTAAACGGATCAGGGTGTGCAACATTTAAATCATCCGGAACTTCTTCTTCTCTAAATACGCAGCACGGTCGTATTTGACCGTCAGGACGCATTGCCATGTGATGAAATGGCAACGCACATGCATATTTTGGCATACTAGGCATACCAGTTCTCCGGTTGCATTGGATCAATGCTCAACTCGTTGATATTTAAATGCTTGGGCTGATCAACTATCCATTTGATATACTCAGCAGCTAGATTGATATCCATGGTTTTTCTGTCCGGATGTTTTGCTTGATTGTTGTCAAGTGTTCCAAGACTGATATAACTTATTTTAGGGCCGCTTGCCCATATACCAGTAAGCCCTAATGTATTACTGTAATCACGCAATGCTTTCTTTTCTGCATTGTACAACCAGGCACCGCCTTTTTTAACTCTATCAGTGGTACTGCCTATGTTAATAATATGGCATTGGTGATTTTCGAGTATGCATTTTTTATAAACAATATCAAGTAAACTGGTTTGATTGAATCTAAACAACGCACTACAGTTGATAAACACATCATGATGTATCACCGCTTCGGCACATCTTTCCATATCAACTTTTTTACCAAAGTCATAACCAGTACTTCTACTAATAAACTCTGCATCAGGATAAATCTTTGCCAATGCTCCAGCTACACCTGTGTCTTTGTTACCCGTTATGATCATCTAATACTCCTATGTCTATATGGTTGTTTAATACGTTTAATAACTTGTCTGTTTGCATACTCTTGGGCGCACATAATCCGCAGCCACATGTCTGTTTTGGACAAACAATAGTAGGCATTGTTCCAGATTGCATCTGTTTTCTCAAATCATCTACTAGTTTTTTACCTTCACTTATTTTTCCTATTGCGCCTCTTGTGCCATTAAACTTTGCTTGACAGGTTTGATGATGAAACACTTGATCTGTTTGCTGTTCTAAATGCAAGAAGAACCAGTTAACACTGCATTTCCAACCTTTAAACTCTCTAAAATCTACAAATGTGCTTTTACGTTTTTCTGTACCATTGTGCAGCATCATGTCTCTACTGCCACAGCAAGGACGACCTATACTGCTTCCTAGTTTTTTTGCATTTTTTACAACATCACCTACTGCACTACTAGCATACAGCGCATCATTTTTTTGTTTCCAATAGTTTTTCATCCATGCGAGTTGTTCTTCGTTGTACTGATGAGCAAAGCTGGGCTTGCTATCAGGTTCTTCGCCAATGACACGTGGAACAAAATCAACACCGTGCTGCTGTAAAAACTCGCATAGTTCCTTGCACTCATCAAAATATTCTGCGTGAAACATAACATTCACACTAACTGTACACTCGTACATATCACCTTGATAATGCAACTGTAATATTCTATCTTTTACTTGCTGTTTGAGTTTGCTATCGCTTTCACTGTGATAGCTAATAGTAGCGTGACAGAAGTTTTCCATTATTGCTTGGCCCATTTTTTCACTAAATGCGCCATTGCTTGTAAGAGCAAAATCAGCTTCCCACTTGTCTTGATATTTTGCTTCGTATTCTTCTTTTAGATATTTTGCAAAAGGAATAAAGTGAGGATTGACTGTGGGCTCGCCTCCTGTAAATCCAACATTTGCTTCTTTGAAGTTGCGATGTTCCATGTATACGTCAATGTATTCAAACAGGAAATCTACATTGGCTTTTAGTTCATCCAATGTAGCATGTTTACTAAAATTGTCATGTCTGTGTATTGGGCAATAACTACAGTCATAGTTGCACCGTCTTCCAAGATCCCACGTAACTTGAAACAACTTTCCAGTTAACAAATCAATAGTATCAAAGCTCATTTATTTCCTCAATGACAGATTTTACTTGTTTGTCTGCCCAATCTCTTTCTTCACACCACCAACACTGTTTGCATTCTGGTATATACATTCCTGCATTGTAATCTCTAAAGTGACCACATGCCTCTTTTATATTTTCCATGTGATTTATATCGCCTTCGCAACTGCGTGTTGTGTCGTATAAATCTAGTATATTGTGTATATGGTATTGTGCTACAATCCAATCTTTTTTTACAAATCTAAAAGGATGTACAAATGTTGATTTTACTTTTCCGCTGTAAAACCACAAGTCAGTTATTACGCCATCCTCAGCATCTTTGTCTCTATTGGTCATGCGATCTTCACGCAAGTCATCTGGATTTTTACTTGTAGCATTGTACACTGCATCCAAGTTATATTCCCATGCTGCAAACTTGTTGTAACTTCCTACTATAATCTGGTCGCCACTCTTGCCGTTTATACTAGCTCCTATTACACCATGTTCTATTTCAGGTGGAATATATGTTGTGTATCTATTTTCAATAATATAAGGAAACATGTCTTTTAGTTTGTCAAATACTTGTAAACTAATATATCCTTGCCAAGGTCTTGTTTCCCAACAACGCTGGTATGTAATAACATCTACTTTTGTATTTAGATTGTTGCGCTGTATGATTGTACACAACAGATATGTTAACAACGCACTGTCGGCGCCACCTGAAAGATTAATGCCAATACGCTGCCATTTTTCATCAAATGGAATAGTCAACTTACTAAAAGTTGTAAGTAGTACGTCATTAGAAATATTTTTATATAATGAGTTGTTTGTACTAAACATTTCGTACAACTTCTCCATCTACAAACTTATAGTTTTCAATATGTTCGTTGAAATCTTGTTTCCATATTTTATCTGTTTTTTCAATATACTTCATAAAATCAGTCCAGTCAGACTTTTTTGCATCGTAGTTTAGAATGTATTTTCTTATGTATTCAAGTCCGGCAACTGCACTGGTAATATCTTGCCACATGTCATAGGGCTTTTCTATTCCAACAGTGAAATGACTTTTTAACATTTTAGACGTATCTACGTTCTCTCTTCTTTTTTTGTCTACACCAAATATAGCATTACGTGTTTCTTCGATGTCATTTAATACCGAGTTTCTATGCTTTAACAACATCACACTTGGATTTAGATAATCTGGTGTATAAACTATACTAACATTAATATAGTTAATGTCAAGTTCTAAAAACCCAAGAAATGCATCTTTTATTTCCATAAGCTGATAAGTTCCAGTAGTATAGACTACATTAATATCGCAATGATTATTGTCGGCTTGTTTAAAACGATTTATATTTTCTTTTAACTTTTGCCAATCGCCTTGTCTAAAATACGGATATAATCTAGGACCTGCATCAACACTTATTTGAATATTTACATCGCCAAAAGAACTTAGTAGCCTGCTTAACTCAACTGCATCAAAATCTGCATTAAAGTTACTATGAAAAATGATTTTCATATTTTCAGCATTAGGATGTTCAGCTAGTTTATTCAGTGTTGGAAAGAACTGTTTTTGATACAACACTTCGCCGCCTGCGAAATCCACTCTTTCAAGGTTTGGAAAGTTTGTGTTAAGATCTTCAACTATTTCTAAAGCACGAGATGTACTAATACTTATAGTGTAATCATCATCTGCATCCTGTCGATGCATTTGTCCGGTTAGCTGTATTAGATTGTGTTTATAATCTTCTTCGTCAGGTGTATATTTTTTTAGCTTGGACATCCAGCCGCTGCTGAATACCTGACTACAATGCAAACAACTCATATTACAACTGTGACTGAAACGCATTTCGATTGTTTTCAATCCTTCAAATGCTGTTTCTCCAGTTTCGTGATTATAATATTGTAAATCAACTTCTTGTTCCTGGCGCATACTCTTGCCTGCATTTGCTTGTTCAACATGCTCGCACATATTGCAGCCCTTGCACCAAGTTCCACTCATTAATTTTTTACGATGATCTTTAAAGTTTTCATTGTTAAAAAACTTGCTTGGCAGATACTCGTCATCAAGCATTTGAAACTTTTCGTGCTGTGTAGGACAGCTAGTTGCAAACCCGTTTTTAAGGTTGATTCCGCTTATAGCATAATAGCAATCTAAACTAGCCAAAGATTTTCTCCCATAAACTTTGTTTTTGTTTTGGCATATCTAATAAAAATCCTTGTGCATTATTTTTGCCCCATTCTTTTTCCTGACAGAAAAAACAAGTTCCGCATTCTGGAGGATATTTAGTTTTGTAATCTTCTTTAATATCAACTATGCCAGCTTCACAACTTCGTGTTAACTTTAATAAATCATCTAGTCTATAGTTAATGTACTGTGCCATTGTATAGTTTTTTCTAAGTAGTCCAAATGGATTAATGCAGGATCCTGTAATAACCCAATCCCAGTTATCCTTAACAACTGTTTCATTACGAAACTCAGGAGCCTGATCATTGTCTATCGGAGGATTCATAGTTGTTCCGCTATATACCCATTCATAGTTATAAGATTTTATTAAATATTCTTGATAACCGTGAGTTATTAGTACATCGCATTTTGCCATTGAAGGTAATGTCAAGTTGGGTAGATTTAGATTTTTTAAAGGTACAGTTTCAAATTCGTGTGGCAAGAATCCCCAATGCTGCATACCAATGATATTTGGAAACTGTTTTTTTAAATATCTAAAAGCATCTTCCGCCATTGGTTTTAGCCAAGGCTTTTGTTCCCAAAAACGTATCATTGTGTATACATCTATTTTTGTTTTTAGCTTTTCTCTTTTAATAAGTGTACACAACATATAAAGTAATAGACTGCTGTCGGCACCTCCACTAAATGCTACTAATATTTTTTTTGCATGTTTATCAAGATGTATAGGCAGGTTGTTTATTCTATAAACAGTGGGATATCTTCGAGGATAGTTCTTTTTTTCAAACTGATCGACAAAATTTCTTTTTTTATAATGTAGTTCTAAATAGCCTAAGTACTTAGTATCATCCATCAAAAATATCTTTCATCTCAGGAAATGTTTCAGCAAATGTAATACCACGTTGTTTGTCGCATAGGTTTATAAACTCTTGCATTTCCGGCAAGCGTCTGCTCCAGTCCTCTGATTCCATAAACTGTAGCATACCGTTAAGACGTTTAATACCATAAGGAGCGGCGTCAAACATTGCTTTGGTTACTTTACCTTTGTGCCAACTAGGAATACCTAGTTCCCAGTTTTCTTCCCACCATGGATAAAACTCTTCATACTTTTTACGTACTTCTGCTTTAAACCATTCTGGCAGCACTTTAACATTTAGGTGCGGTGGATGGTATACAAAGTGATAGTTTACGCCGCCGGCGCCAAATGGCCACATATTAATCTTTTTAAATTTTTGTTCTAGTTTCCAACGAATAAAATCTGGTATGTAATATATGTTTAATGCTTGTACTGCACATGCTACAGTGATTTCTACATTGTTACTTGTTTCGTTGTCAAGTATATGAAATACTTCTTCTTGACGTTTCCATTTACTTGGATAACGAATATAGTCATTCATTTCTTTAATGCTGTCTATACTGTAATGAAAACGTACTAGTTTAAATTCTTTCCACAAATCAAACAAATCGTCTCGCCATTCTACGCCATTTGAGTTGTACCTTAGTTCTAAGTCTTTAGCATAACCCATCTTAATAGCATGTTCTAATATTTCGTAGTGTTCTTCAATGATAAGACTTTCGCCGCCGGCAAAATAAATCTGTTGCATACTACCCATTTGATCATAGAACTGTTGCCAAAATACAGGATTTTGTTTGTGCCAGTTGTAGCTACTACCGTTGGTGCTGCCTTTGTCTTGCCATTGCATTGTCTCTTTGAGACTTTCATTTTTTACTTCAGGAAAAATTGATTTGTAATCTTTAATCCAACCACTACTATCATGCGGACTACACATAACACAAGCAAGCTGACACTTGGTACCAAAGCGTAAATCAATGTATGCCAAGTTAGGCGGTACTTCTCCATCTTCTGTAGTATCAGCAATCAGTTTGTCAACATCAGTACGCTGACTCCAATACGCTGTTTCCCACATACGTTTGCTATTATGTCCTGCTGCTTCTTCTCTGTAGCACTTTAAACAACTTGGAGGTTTTTCGCCATTCATCATCTGCTTGCGTACATTTTTCATATACTTGCTGTTCCAAGCAGTTTGAAAGTCTGTTACATTTAGGTTGTTTGGCTTGCCGTCATCTGTTTTAAGAATGCCAACTTGGCCGCCATGCTCTTTATCATTAGTAGCACCTACACTACTAGCGTTTGCTGTACAGCATACTCTCATACTGCCATCTGGCCTTGTACTTAGGTGTACCCATGGAAGAATACAAAATGTGTCACTTACTTTGCTCATACTGTACTTATACCTTTATCTGCGTAGTTTATTTCATTGTGATATGCTTTATTTTTTGCACATGTTCTAATACATCTACTAAGATGTAATGGATGACTTGGTTGCCAACTTGCTGTTAATAGATCTTTATACCAAGGGTGTTGCATTACTTCTTCTTTGGTGTGCAACAGTAAACTATTCCAACCAGGTTCAAATCTGTTTAGTTTCTGCATTATACTTTCTCTGTTTTTAAATGCACTATCCCATAAAAAACAACATGGCCACATAGTCTGATCACTTGCTATAAATATTTCACCTTCATGGATATACTTACATATAATACTGTCAACTACTTCTTTAGTTTTTTCGGCATCAGCTTTATGAGATTTATACTCAGTAATAAACTTATCCAAGTCTTTCATTATATCTTTTTTACTATGCTCTTTACTGCCTGTAGTTGTAATAACTTTTTGTTCCGTTTGTTTTTTAGTTTTTATTTTTGCAACCCAATCGTGATAACTATTACGCATTCCAGTACGTGTAGCAAAATCAAATCCTAATACTGCGGCATGTGCTCTAGCAGTAACTAACTCTTGCTCATTGTGATCAAAAATAATATAAATCCATGTAGCATGACGTTCTGGTGCTGCTTCAGAAAATGCTATAATGTTGCGTTCTACAACACTCCATTTGGTGTTTACTCTATATATGTGATTGGTGTTTTTGTGTCCGTCAATACAAAAATGTATATGCAACTTTCCAATATACATTGATGCAAGTTCGCCTAGTTGTTTCCACCACGCTGCGTTATTATATCCGCCGTTGGTACTATATTCGCAATAAGCACCTTGACTAAGAAGGTACTCTGTCATGGCCAAACAATCAGGATTAGTAATAGGATCTCCAAGCACTCCACAAAACTTGAACTCTACTTCATTGTAATCTGCAGGTGGAAAAATACGTTGCAAATCTTGCAATGTAAAACTGTTTATTTGCAACAAATCTTTGTTGAGTGTTCTTGCACACCCTGGACAGGCTGCATTACAATCGCTGGTTATTTCTAGTTCAACTTTTTTAATCATATTAGTTCTGCTAACTCCGGAAAGGTTTCTACAAAGTTAGTATTCCTTTTTTGGTCCCACATCTCTATTGTTTTTTTAAAGTTACGATGAAGATTAGGATTATCTTCACGTATATTTAGATAATCAAATAATCGATGATTTTTTTGTAGTTTGTATAACTTTGAATTTGCAAACATCATTTGCTGATCATTTAGTAGAACCGGAGTGTATGCTGTTGGCCCGTGCCATGGTAACAAAATCCAATTGTCCATATCAATGCCGTTGTCAATATACCATTCTTCTAGTGTATCTATAGTTAGTGCATTAAACAAACTATAACTTGTTTGTACGTGTACTTTTGCAACTTGTTTTATTCTGTTGTAGTTTTTTAACCATTTTTCTTCTACCAGCGGATATCTAATATATGTGCCACGCTTGCCAAAATGATCATGACTAAATGTGATATCAAAATTTGTAAACTTTGACAGATAATCATTTACAATATCTTTGCCTTTGTATGTACTTACACTGCCATTTGTATGCGATGTAATGTGTATGTCAAATATTTTGTTATCAATCAATACATCAAATAGTTTGTAGTATTGTTCTTGCATGAAGGGCTCACCTCCGTTACAATGTATTGATTGTATTGTATCCGCATGTTCTAAAATGTATTCAATAATAGGATCTATATTATTACTCCATTCGCTGGATACATTAGTATGTCGTATATCTAAATCTCTTTGTATTTCTATATCAGTATAGTTTTTTGCCCATGTACTACTAAGTTCGGATTCGCATCCTAAACATGCAAAATTACAGTTATTACTTACAAGTAAATCAACAAAAATAGGTTTTTGATCTGTTAGGTCGGCATTCATTACTTGTTTACTATGATGCATTGCCTTGTATGCATTTTCATTTGAAAACATTTGTACATTGTGTATGCTGCCGGTTTGATTGTAAAAACTACTACACGACTGACAGTTATTTTTAGGATAGTTTCCTTGTAAAAAATCCTGGCGAGTGAGCTTTGCAGATTTGCTGTTGTACACATTTTTTATAGAACTATAGTTGTAGTTGCCAAAACTATTGGTAGCTGCACAGCAAGGTTTTACAACGCCGTTTCTTCCAAAATATATTTGGTTAAATGGTGCATAACAAAATGTTTTGTCTTTCCAATACGGCTTCATTTAAACTGCTCTGCAAATGGATCAAACTCAACTCCGCATTTCATGCTGCATACTTTTAGTTTTCCATCAGCTATACTTTTCTTATCCCAACTATTTTGTATATTATCAAAAATGCCTGTTTCAAATACTGCACGTAATCCATGTTTTTTAGCACTAATAGCATCTTTGCCTCCAGCTGCATCAACAAAATCCCATACTTGTTCTTGCTTAGGATCTTTGTGCCACCATTTGTACATACGTCCAGCTGTCCAACAACACGGCATAGCAAGTCCTTCTGCTGTAATAAACAAGTTGCCTTCGTCTTTTACTTTACAATGTATAGCAGCACGATCATAATAAGTATCCATACTTCCGTGTTTTTCTTTTACTTTGTCGTATGTTTCGAGTGCCTTGTTTAAATACTTGGCATCAGGTTTTTTAAGTTTGGCAGTTTGTTCACCTTTGCGATTTACTGCTTGATGTGATTCTTTCTTTTCACTTTGTGCTGTTACAAATCTGCCAGTTTTCTTCTTAACAAATCTTTCGCATCCCCAAGCATTTGCAAGTGCTTCTGCTTCTTCAACTTGATGTTGGTTGTGTTCAAATATTAAAAAGTCCCAACGTGCTCTACCGCCAGCATCTATAAACGCCCGCATGTTACGCTCTACATTGTCCCAGTTTACGCCTTGTCGATAAAGATGATTAGTATCACGCAACCCGTCTACACTGAATATAACTGCGCCTTTGTTATTAATAACATCTGCAAGCTCTGCCCACCATTCGACACTCTTTGCTCCAGCGTTGGTATTCATGCTCAACCACATTGTAGGATTATGCAGTCTAAAGTATTTGAATATTTCCAATGTATCTCTTGCTACAATAGGGTCACCTAAGTTGCCGCACATATACATAGTGTTCAGTTGTGCAATAAACTCAGGCTCAAATATACGTTTACAATCATCTATTGTAAGTTCGCTTAGATCTATATGAGGATTTAGTGCGCCACCGTTTTGATTGCGATCACACATCGGACAACTTGCTTGACAGTTTTGTGTGTTTTCTAAATGTATTGTTTTTATATCTTCGTACTTATACATCCATTATCAACTTTACATCTTTACCAGGACCAACCTTGCTAGGCAGGTCGCCATACTGTTCTATATACCATTCAATAACAGCCTTGTACCAGTTTTGACTATTATGATGTGCTTTCTTATTAAACTGCCAAATATTATTGTTGGTTGCTTGTATTGTACTAAGAGCTCTTGCACTTTCTTTTTGTAACTCACGTACATTTAAATCACTTATATCCAATTCGCATAAACCTTTTATATTTTTCTAGTTCTAGTTCGCCACTGTATAACTCTTCGCCAAGGGGTACTTGTTTTGCAAAACTTTCAAGTGTTTCGTGGCAGTTAACATGTTCGTTGATTTCAAAATAGTTATTACTTTGCATTATTACTAAACTTCCGTATGCTATGCTGTCATACCAACTATCAAAGTTATTTATATGTTCGCAACTTGTGTTGATAACAGTATCTGGAGTTGTCCACAATCGCTGAGTTGTACCGTCTGTTTTGTTTACATCGTATACATGTTCGTCAAATCTTATTTTGTGTATGTCTTCGGTGCTGGCTTTAAACTTCCAGTTATCGGCAACCCAAGGTTTGTTAAATACTTCGGCTATTTTCCAAACATCTGGATCAACATCAAAACTCCGAATAAAATCTATTTTTATATCACTTTCAAATAACATAGTAGCAAGAGTAGCATACCACCCTGCACATAGAAATACTTTACCTAGTTCGACATTACACTTTTTAAGTTCATCTACTAACCAAAGTTTACTCCGAAGTTGTCCTCTACTAAAACAATCTTCGTCTATTTGAATATCATTGGTTTCAAAGTTTTTAAATGCATCAACAAAATATGTACTGCTTTTATATTTTAACAGCCTAAATAGACTCCATATATTGTCATCCATTACAGCTTTTTTTAGATCTTCGTTGCCTACTAATCTAAAAATACTATGCATATTATCTTCAAGAACTGCTTTTCTTAAATCTTCGTTGCCCGGAAGCAATCTAAATAAACTATGTATATTTTGTTCTAATACTGCTTTACGCAAGTCTTCAATGTCGCCGACAGCTCGTGTATTGTCTATACATCGAAAAATACTGTAAATATTTTTTGTTAAAATAGCACTACGCAGATCATCATTAGGCGTAAACTCTAATATAGAACTCAAATCGGAATCAATATATGCACGGCGTAAGTTTTTAAAATATTCATCTTGTGGATTTAATATTTCAAATCTATCTAATATCTTATGTATTTCCATTAAATTTTTCCTTTAACCAATCAAAGTCATTAATATTTTTTAATGCTTCAACATTGCCTTTGTTTCTAGTACCATATGCTGTTCCTGCCTTTGCTCCTTGCAGAGCATCTTCTCCAAACGGAGTATCGGGTATCATATGTATACACCAAGTCCTTAAACGTTCATTAGTTTCCTTACTCTTTTGCCTATCAATGACTTTACTTGATAACTTTGCACATTCTCTAAATGCACTTTTCCACGCATTAAAAGGATCTGTATTAAATGCTGTGATATTTGAAACCTTTGGCATAGCTACAAACTTATCACTAATACTTGTAGTCATGTCAGGTTTGCTAGTGTCCATATTAAGTGTTTCGAGTCTCGGAAATAACTTAATGCCACCATATCCGTAAACCAATCCATTTACTGGATTTTTACTGCGCCATACATGTACGTGATTATACTGCCAAGCAGGAACTTGCCAATCAAAATTAAAATCATCAACAACTACGGCATCACCATCAACTATATAAAACATAGGTGTATCACATACTTTTGCTGCTTCAATATGTGCTTGATGTATTCCTTTAACTCCGTGTACTCTATGTATTACTCTGTCTGGAAATCTAGTTTTTAAATTTTCAAAGTTTTCATCTGCATTTGGTTCTTGATAACTAATAAAAACAATATCGTAAGGGTTAGGTGTACTTGCTTGTATATCAACTTCTTTTTTGTTAGCAATAAATTTAAAGTGCCATTCACGTTTACTGATTTTAGCATATTTACTGCAAAGTATAATACCATCATGAAACTTACCATTTAGGAATACATGATTAATACGTCTATCAAAAGTATTAGAATGTTCAAAATAATCATCAAACATAAAATCTTTACAAACTGTTACCGTTGGAGGAATAATGTAAAACATCTCAGTTGTGCTAGTTTCTAATGCGTTTATATATTCTTCATATGTATCAACATTAAATATATTGTACTTACCAGCAACACTTGCAACTATATCGTGTTCTTTTCGATTTACAGGAAATCTATATTCTACTTCTTTTTTGGATAAAGGTAAATGTTTACTGCACAAAAATACACCATTGTATAAATCTTCGCCATCTACTTGATGTATAAATGCATGATTTTGTTTTCTGTCAATCTGAATATGATGTGGTATGTAGAACGTGTTAACAACATTAGTATCTACATCAATGTTAGGACTACTCATCCAAAACATCTCAGTTGTACTAGTTTCAATTGCTTGTAAATAATCTTCATAAGTATCTATTTCAAATACATCATACTTACAAGGGCCGCTTGCAACTATATCGTGTTCTTTTCGATTTACAGGAAATCTATATTCTACTTCTCGTTTACTTAACGGAACGTGTTTGCTGCATAAAAATAAACCATTGTACAAATCTTCGCCATCTACTTGATGTATAAATACATGGTTTTGTTTTCTGTCAATCTGTTCGTGATGTGATATGTAGAACGTGTTAACAAATTCTGTATCAATACTAATATTAGCGGTACTCATCCAAAACATATCAGTTGTGCTAGTTTCTAATGCGTTTATATATTCTTCGTATGTATCAACATTAAATACATCATACGGACGAGGTTTACTAACTTGTATATCTACTTCTTTTTTGTTAACAAAAAATCGATGCTGTAACTCTCTATCTGAGATTGTTGCATTTTTAGGTATTAGCGAAACGCCATCATAAAACTCATTATTTTTAAATACATGAACATAATCAGTGCTCCACGCATCTACCTCGTAATCAAAGTTAAAATCATCGTTTATTGTAATGTCAGGCCACACTACCCAAAACATCTTAGTAATACAAATACGCTTTGCATCATCTAGTGTATTTGCATGTTTTAACAGAGGAAATCGGTGTTTTGCTGATTTCCATTGTTTATTTTTTTCGCCAATAAATATTATATCATACATACAGTAGTTATAACATATTTTAATCAACAAGTCAAGAACAGAATGTGATAAATACTAGAGAAGAGGAACCAACAAAAATGACCGATTTTATACCAGGTGAAGCATACCGACTAGATATTATTACAGCAGACGAGACAGTGATTGTCGATAGCTGGCAGGGACAGGTTAAAGCAAGTGTTGTTGATGTCAACGGTATTATATTAGTTGATGTCGAAACTGGAAACTTGTATGGTTCTTTGATTGGAACCATCGAAGATACCGAAGGTAATACTATTTTATCTTCCACAGGCAATCTAACTGGTAGTGTTACTGGTAGTGTCTACGACGACAACGGTGCTTTGGCATTTGATGGCGAATCTGGATTGGTTATTGCCAATGTTATTGGAAATGTTGTAGATAGCAATGGCGATCCTATTGTTAATGCTGGAGCAAGATCTATTACTGCTGATAGTATTACTGGATCATTTTACGGAGAACTTACAGGTAATATAACTGCGGATAGTGTAATATATGGCACATTTAATGGAGACTTTAATGGCACAAGCTATGGAGACTTTTTTGGCGATACTACAGGTACACACACAGGCGAGGTAGTAGGCGATGTAGTAGGTGATGTCACAGGCAATGTCACAGGCAATCTTACCGGCGAACTGCTTGCTATACAGCCAGGCGATGATATTGCTACACGACTTACTGGACACAACAATACTGGTGGATACGATCAATGGGAGTTTTACGGTGGACTTGCTCATCCTGTTTATCCTGCAGAGGATGCAGTTGCACGTGGTCCTATAGTAAATATTGGTGCAACTAGAGCTGACACAGAAGTAAGAGCCAACTTAAATCATTACGATGGCACACCAGTAATGAGATTGTCTTTGGAAAGTTTGCCAACTTACAAAGCCGATTTTATGGGAAGACTTATTGGAGCAGTTGCATATGACACACAAGGTGATAGTGGATTTATTAATATTGTATCAGGTTCAAATAATGGCACAAGTATTAGTTCAGTAAATGATATAATAACTATTGGTGATGAAAACGATGAAGTTAATATCACTGGTGATAGCATACACTTTCAAACTGATACCATTGACTCGCTTTCGCATAGAGGATCACGTGATGCTAAAACGTCACTATTAAACAATGATGAACTTTTAACTATTGAAAGTTGGGGATACAACGGAACTGAATATAAACGTGGTGGACTATTTGGTTTTAAAGTCGACGGTACTCCTGATGCAAACGGAAATGCCATACCTTCAAGTTTTGGTGTTCAGCTAAGTACGCCAACTAATACACATGTTACTAATACAGCAAACAAACTAGAGTTTACTAATAAAGGTGTATTAGAAGTTCCGGTATTTAAAGCAAGAGGTACAACATTTGCTGACAGAGATAGTATGACTCCAGAAGCAGGCATGATATTATTTAATACCAGTAACAACAAGTTTCAAGGATACAACGGAACTTCTTGGGTTGACTTAGGTTAAAATATATGTTATAGTTAAAAAAAGATCATAGGAGCACAAGTGCGGATTTTTATTAACGGCGAACAAATTTCAAAACAATGGATTAGCGACTATACTATTAGTAGTCCAGTAGATTGCTACAGTGACAAACCTGACTGGGAACAAAACGTTTTAAAGTTATTACACAACTGGTATTCAGATTCTGGATATAGTTATGGTTACAGAGGTGATAAGTTTTTAAATCTTAGTACAAGTGGTACAACTGGATTTCCACAACACATCGGTCATTCAAGAGAAACTATCGAACAGGCAGTTGATTCTAATATTAAAATACTAGGTCTAAATAAAAATAGTAAAATACTCAGTTACTATAGCCCAAAAGGTATTGCGTTCAGTGTACTCAGTGTATACCTAGCACTAAAACTTGATTGCGATTTATATATTGAAACATTTAACGGTATAGACTATATAAATCGCATACACGATATACGTCCAACACATACACTATTATTGCCTAATGTTTGGAAAACATTACACAAGCATCCTAAATGGAACACATTAGATTACAGTAGTTTAGAAACTGTCATCACCGGCAGCGATTTTACACCAACTGGTATGTTGGACGAACTACGTGAACATAACCCTGGAAAAGTTTATAATGTATACGGTAGCACCGAGGTGCCGCCAATGGTGTTGTACAGCGAAGAAGAAAATACTTATACAATAAACAACATTGCAGAAGGTGCTGAGCTAGATATTGTAAATAACCAGATTGCCTGTAAATGGAGTAGCCAATCAGACATTTGGATAAGTGGCGATTGTGTTGAAGGAGATAGGAATCGGTTTACACTAAATGGGCGTGTTCCAAATATGTTTAAACAAAATACAGTACGTGTATATCCTGAACAGATAGAAAAAGCTGCTGTTGCGGCAGGAGCCGAACTAGCACTATGTCAGCAAGTAGGAAATCATTGTGTATTATACTATACAGGCGATATAGAAGATATAAAAACATTTAATGATAATCACAAATACATTCCACGATTTAGACTACGAGCAGTAAATAATATTGAGATAGACGATAATCTAAAAAAGATTGTAAGGACACAAAAGTTTGTATAAACTAGAGAAATATAGCAGCCAAGATCTTACACAGTTTTACAAAGATGCAGAAGCTAAAGGATTCTATAATAATAGCAGCAAAGAAATGCTGCTTGATTATATCGAAAAATACAACGATACACAGATGTTTTTATTGTACTGGAATGATAGAGTTGTTGGTACAAGTGTGTGTCACAGTTTGAAAGAACTTGGAATATTAGGCAAAAACGCATATCGTATCAGCGCCAGGACTTGTGTAATCAATGACTACATAGGCGGCACAAGGGCACACAGTGTACACAACTACAGACACTCTCCTATGAACCACTGGACTAGCCAAATGCTTACACCTGTTTGTATGTACGCTGTAGGGCTAGACAAGCCGCAATACATTAGTACTAACACCAATGAAGTAGGAAGTCAAAGTAAAGTACACCGAATTTGGTCTAAAATTATGCACGACCAAGGATATCTGAAAGATCCAATCGAACTAGAATACAAAGGATCTTTCCAAACATTTTGGCGTGTTGATGTAGAGTTTTATTTGAAGAAACTTAATGAAACCATTTGGCCTGAGACCAAAGAAGCTTTAGACATATTTCTTACATAGATCAAAAAAGTCTGTCATTTCTGGAAACACTTCTTCGTGATTAACATTACGTCTACGTCCTTGCTCTTCAAAAAAGTTATGAAAATCTCTACGTCCTTGAATAACTTTGTCTAGTGGATATTCTGTAGACTCCATGTAATCAACTACACGACGAAATTTTTCATATTCAATAGTACTAAATGCATCTTTACGATTGTCATCTGTATTTTCTTTTATAAACTGCAAATGATCGTGCATATAACTCATGTAGTTTTTAGGCAAGATATTAATATCATACTGCAACGGCTCTTTAAGATGCGGAGTATCAAATCCTAAACGTTGCCATCTGTGTGTTTCAACATCATTATATTTTTTACGCCATTCAAGAATCTTTTCAAGCAATGTACGGAATGTAGTTACACTGAAAATATTAAATGTAATCATAATAACCATCGGTGCTTCACAGTTACGCATAAAGTAATCTAAGTTGCGTTCAAAAACTTCGATGTCTAAACCATCACGGATATACTCTGCACGTTTGCCCCAAGTGTCAATACTTGTAAACATTTTAAAACGTCTAATCTTATTATTTGTAAGCAAATCATTTACACGGTTTGTAAACTTTTCCAACTGTTTTGGTTTGCCGCCTAAGTTACTGTTGCAGTTTAGTTCTAACTCTGGTTTAGGATCAGCATCCAACATATCAAACAACTTGTATGTACTTTGTTGTATTGTAGGCTCTCCGCCAGTGATACGCAAAATGTGCAAGTCTTTACTAAGCTCGGGCCACCATTTCCAAAATGCATCTAAATACGGATTATTTTGTTCTTCAAATATTTCAAACCAATCAATATCACATCTATGATTTTTTACATTTGTGTAAGGACCGTGTTGTTTGATTTCGTTGTAATAACGGCTACTAGCTTTAGGGTGACAGTATCCGCAACGGAAGTTACATTCGTTGCCAAACGAAACTTCTAAGTATTCTGGGTTTACATCAAACTCTGCACCACCTTCTTTAACAGCTTTCAAGCGTTCTTTGAAAAAGATAGTTTGGTTGCGTTGTTTTCTATCACTAACATAGTCTTTGCCCATTGCTTCAATCTTCCAGCAATAGTTGCATCCACTAGGTTGTTCACCTTTCATCATAGCAGCACGTTCTGCTTTCTTTTGTACAGTATTGTGTATAGCACTCGGATTGGTTAATAACGGTGCTGCATCAATCTTGTGCGGTGCAGGGTGATAACAACTGTGTGTCTCACCTGTTTGAAAATAAATGTTTGCGTGATACCATTTAGCAAAACAAAACGTAGGAGATATTTCCTGCGTGATTTTATCAATCCGCTTGATTTCTTCGCTTTCGCTGCGTTCCATTATTGCTCTCTATCTAAGAATTGTTTGCTGTTATCGCGTGTAGGATTTTGATATACTGATTTAAAAAACTGGCTTTGTGCTGCATCAAAAGGAGTCATTGCAATTGGAAGTTCAAGATTATCTATTAATGCATTTCCTAAAGATTCTGTTTCTTCTAACAAATTTTCTTCACTAACATTAAGCGAAACTGTGCTATCCCAATACTCGTTAAGCCAATCAAAGTCTCTTACATTAATAAAGTTCCAGTCAGTACACATTGTTTTGTATAATCCTTCGCGGGCGCCGTATATAGCCCAACGTCCATTTTCTACATCTGCGCCTACCATTAGCCAAATATACAAACGATGTAAATTTTTCCAATGATTCTTATAAAAGTCTTCTGTAGTTACACGCAAGCCTTGGTCCAATGCCATTTTGCAGCCTTCTCGGAAACCAGCACGCCATGCTTGATGTGCAGTTGCATTATTGTGGATTGTACTATATGTACCATTCATTTGAATGTATTGTGTATCCCAACAAAAATCTACCTGTGCATGAGGATTAGATTCTGGTGCATTTTCGTGTGTACGCATATTTAATACATGCTGTTTAGGCCAACACTTGATGCCGCCGTTGCCGTATGTAAGATTATTAATAGTATTGCGAGCTGTCCAACTAATCACTTTATTTGTTAAGTCTGTGTTTTCATCAAAGTCCATTGCCTGTGATAAAAACTTTTCATCAATAATGTTATCGCCGTCGATTGTAATAAACCTATCAGTGGTTGATTTATTGGCTGCGGCTTTGTGTGCGCTATCACTGCCTTTTACACCATGTACACGTTCTGCCCACGGAACTTTCTTGCATAAATCTGCATAGTTTTGTTCTGCATTAGGCTCGTCGTATGACAAGTATATAATATCGCAATCAATAACTCTAAACGTATTAGCCATTTATTTCCTCATAATGATATGTATCAAACCTACGCATAGTATATACTGAAACTTCAGTGTCGTCAAGTTCAAAGTCATATTCAAATGGCACTTCGTTACCATTACTAAAACGTATTAATCTGTATAATACATTTGGATCGTCTTTTTTTGTTATACTAAAATAATAGTTTGAAAGATCAATTGAAAGATTTTTATCATTTAAATCTTCTATGAAACTTGGATCAGCTGATATTTTCCAAACATTTTTTATATTATCTTTGGTAAAGACTATTTGTTTATTGTCAGGCACTGTTTTAGGAATCTGATACATAAATGCCCACATCAACTTATCTTCGTCAATTTGTGTTTGATTTTTAATATGATATTTTTTATCTATAAAATCGTATTCAACTTTATAATCTAATAAACTCCAATGTCCTTCTATAAACTTCTTAACATCTTCAAAATCGCATTCAATAAACTTAAATCTGTCATCAGATTCTTTTGAAATTTTATAGATATTTCCATCATCGTCAAAACATACAAATCGTTTCATACTATATTCCTAAACATTTTTCATATTTTTTCATTAGATTATTATTTAAGAAATCTTTTTCAGTGTAATGAAAAATACCTGATTGTTGATGATTTCCTATTTTTAGACTCAAGTTGCTATCAAAATAAACACCAACTCTATCTTGCCAACGGTATGCAAAGTTAACATCCCAGTTTTGTACCTTTGGTTTCATATGTGTAAATGTAGGATTTTTAACTTTACTATTTGTAATCAAATGTTCTATATCCATTATTTTACATGCAACTGCTGCACTTACATCCATACTCGGACGCAATGCAAACTTCTTACCGTTGCCGGCTGCTTTGTAAAACTGCTCCCAGTTATTTGTTATCATCTCAAGCCAAGTATAAAACTCATGTGCTAAATCTGATTTCTTAAACCAATGGAACCCACTATACAAGTTTGGAAGACTGTATTTTTTAAATGCTTTGCGATAATAGTTATCGTCAACTAGTTCGCCACGATATGTATATACATTACTAGTATAGAATAAATCATAGTTTTTTAAAAAGTCAAACCAACTATTAATATCCTCAAGTATTAACATATCTGTATCGATTACAACAGTTTCGTTATACGGAATAGCATGGTATATTTTCCAACGATTGCTGATTTTCCAATCTTCATCAGCAGCGTGATCTCCCCATGGTATTTCTACAATATGATCAAACAAAGGTTTATATTTTGTAGGTACACTATTATTGGTAATAAGACAAATACTAACATCTTTGTTTGTAGCATGTATACTCATTGCTGCTAAACATGCTTGTCTAACATAATCAAAGTCACTATTCTGTGCTAACATTGTAAAGTTATTGGTCAATAATTCTCTCCAAACTAAACTTATTCATTATATGACAGTTACTACCTTTGAGATTTACACCAGTGTATTCTCCAAGTCTCTTATTTTTTTGCACTAATATTTTTATTTCATCGTCTTTGATATCAATAGCTACATCCTTATCGGTTGCATAAAACTTTGTACCTGGTAAACTACCAACAAAGTTTCCTTTTTGATAACCATTCATAATATGAACTGCAATACTAAATGCAAAATCATTTCTATAAACACTTGTTTTAAACTGATACATATTACGATAGTGTATATAGTTTTCTTCAATATGACTGATTAGATTAAAAAATATGTTGTTTTCTTCTGTTTTTCTAAAAAAGAAAACTGTAGCCCAATAAAAATCTACACTAGTATCACTAACTTTTTCAAACTCAGGTACTATTTTATGTATGCCAATATGCGTAGCATCCTTGTATAGCAAAAGATCCTTTTGCTGTGCAAAACAGTTATTTAAAATATTATTACTAATAATATAATCAGTGTCCATTACAATAGTAGAATCATACGGTGTTAAATCATATGCCATTGATCTGTTTTTATTATTAAACTTTAATGTTTTGTCGCTAAAATCTCCGTCAGCATATCTTTTATTAGTACTGTTTTTAGCCATGTCATTTGAATGTATAACATAATCAAATACATCAGTATCATTTGGATACATATTTTCAATGTCTGTATCTGTAACAATCGATGTGGGCAAGTCCATATACTTGCGTATGCGCTTTGCAAGGAAAATAGCTTGCTTTACATAATCAATCGATTTGTTGTTACTTGCAAATAACAATACACCCTTTGTCATAAATCCATAATACTTTCAACTGTTCTGTTTGTTTTTAACTTATTATATTCAGTTAGGTATTTGTTTGTTGATTGCCAATAAACATTTACTAGTTCATTAGCAAACTCTTGCAGTGCTTCAATTTCAATAGGTATGCTGCTGTCATCAACTAAGATAGTTTCAGTTTGATGTAGTGCTAGTAAACTCTGACAAAAACTTATAAGATCTTTTGTTACTGAAAACTGGCCACCGTTAAAGTAATAAACAAGGTTTTCGTGATACTGTTCTTTTAGCAATCGTTTTTGATTATTCAATGTAATCATATAATTGCTAAAATCTAATGCTTTTTCTAAGCGTTCGTCCATAAATTTCTCCTACCAGTAATAGTAGTATATATCCATTAGACTAGGTTGTCAAGTTAAAAATCGGAATCTTTTGTTCCAGTTGGTGTAGGCAACGCAATAGCGTTATAAGTAACACTATCCCATACAAAATCACTAGAAGGTGTATAAGTGTAAACTGTACTATTGATAGTTGCTGTAACACTTTCGTCTACTAGCTGTCCAGCTGGGCCGCCTGGTTCTGCTTGGCCGCCTGTTCCTGAATCGCCGTCGTCTAGTTCTATTTTAAACTTTAGCTGTGTTGCTGTGTTAAATGCAGTGTTAGTACTTGCATAAATCCTAAAAAAGTTATCATCATAAATCTGTGCTACAGGTACATCACCAGGATTGCCGCCTACTCTGCCGCCACCTTGCTTTTCAAAAATCTTTGTGGTCGGAGCGCCGGTTGCAATACTTGCATTACTGTATCCTGTTCCGGTGCCAGTTACCGAATCACAACGCCATGTTGTTTGATTTACCCTGCCAAATCGTATTTGTCCAGCATCATTTAATACTTGTGCCCAATCCCAATCTTTTGTATATTGAGTTCCTGTAGTGCCGCCGGATGCATTTGCTGCAAATCGTATTTCGCCGCCTGCTGCTAAAAAATATAAAAAGTTTTGATGCGATCCAAAATCAACTGTAACTTCGTGTGATATAACTTTAACTGCGTCTGCAGATCCACCAAAACTTGTAGTACGAGAGCTAGTTGTGCTTGCGCCGCCG